AGGGTCACAGTTCCATCAAAGAATGAGCCAGACCCTGCATTGGAAAAAATTAAAGCCGATGACAAAAAAGCAGTTCCTCCATCTTTAGAAGTTTTAGCAAAAATGGCTCAATTAAGGAGTAAATAATGAACAAGATTGAATTTGGTGATTGCCGTGAAATTATGCGTAAATGGGCATCACAAGGCGTTATGGCTCAAACTTGCATAACAAGCCCACCCTATTACGGGTTGCGAGACTACGGGACTGCCAGGTGGGAAGGTGGGGATGTTAATTGCGATCATGTTGAAAGCGAAAATAAACATGGAGGACAACGAGCCGACAGAAACCAAGAAGGATACAAAAAACAATACAAAGATTTATGCAAAAAATGTGGTTCTGTCAGAGAGGATAAACAGATTGGACTTGAGGAAACCCCAGAGGAATATATTAAGGCAATGGTTGAGGTATTCCGATGTGTTTGGGATGTATTGGAAGACGATGGCACTCTATGGGTAAACATTGGTGATAGTTATTGCAATACAAATGGTTTTGCTAGAGCCAGCCCTGAATATCAACGTGAAGGCAGAAACAATATGCCAGCCAATGACAGAAAGTTGGACAAGTTACACGATACAGGTTTAAAAACAAAAGACTTAATTGGAATACCTTGGATGCTTGCATTTGCTTTAAGGGCAGATGGTTGGTATTTGCGTCAGGACATTATTTGGAGTAAACCAAACCCAATGCCAGAGTCAGTGCAAGATCGTTGCACTAAATCGCATGAGTATATATTTTTGTTGAGCAAATCGTCAAAATACTACTACGATAACGAGTCAATAAAAGAAAAGGCTATTCACGCTGGAGAGCAAAGAAGTTTTAACTCTCCCAAAAAAGCAATGAGAAATGTAGATGGCAATGTGTCAACTGGAAATGAACACCCTGATGCTTTGCCAGTAGAAGTATCTGAACTGAAAAACAAAAGAAGTGTTTGGACAGTAAATCCAAAACCCTACTCTGGGTCGCATTTTGCCGTGTTTCCCACAGAACTGATTGAACCCTGCATCCTTGCTGGCGCACCACTTGGAGGAATAGTTTTAGACCCTTTTATGGGGTCAGGAACTACTGCCCAAGTAGCCCAAGACCTTGGTAGGCAATATATTGGGTGCGAGTTAAATCCTGAATATGGAAAACTTCAAAAGAAACGTACAGCTCAAACATCATTGGATTTTGCATGAGCCATGCAGACGCAATGAAACTACTAGATAGGATTAAGGATGGAATTCCTTACCCTCTACACCTGATAAACAAAGCACTGGAGTTAACTGGTGACTTGGAGTAGAAGAAACATTCAAGGCGCAAGTGACAGGGTTCAACTAGAGCAGTCCGAGGCTAGAGAACTCTATCGTAATTGGGAATGGAATAAGAATCGTGATCTCATCAGAGCAAGACTTGAGAGAGCAGAGCGAATCTATGGAACTGGTGCGAGAGATCGCATAAGAGCTTTTATGCAACAAATGCAAAATGGGACACTTCTATGACAATGATGATAACTTTTAAAGTAGACGCTGACCCTGTTGGTAAACAAAGGGCTAGATACGCTAGGCGGGGAAACTTTGTCCAGACTTACACCCCTGACAAAACTAGAACCTACGAATCTTTAATCAAAGAAGCCGCAACAGAAGCAATGGGAAGTTCCGAACCATTGGAAACCCCTGTAAATCTGTATCTCTACATTCGAGCGCCAATCCCCAAGTCTTACTCAAAAAAGAAAGTAGCAGACTGTTTAAACGGCCTTGAGAAACCAATTAAGAAGCCTGACGCATCCAATGTGCTGAAAAGCGTAGAAGATGCGATGAATGGAGTTGTTTACAAAGATGACACACAGATTGTGAACATTCATGTAACGAAGGTTTACTCAAGTCAATCAGGAATAGATGTGTGCGTAAAAGAATGCTTAGACTAAGGGTTTATCCCTATTTAAAATATTCCATAAAAGGAATAACATTTAATTTTTAACAGGAGAAAGTAATGGACACAATTAATTTCCAAGCCAGAACAGGCAATGGCAGCGAAGTAGTACAAGTAATCATGTCTTATGACGAAGACATTGATGGAATCTTTGACAAGAACATTGAATCAGTCTTATTTGAAGACAAAGAAGTTGTTGGCTTGCTTACTGGCGAACAATATTTAGATCTAGAAAAACAAGGTTGCGAAGCCATTAATGAGAAAAAGATCTGGCAATTGGAGAATTACGAGCCATGAACACACCTATGCCTCAAGATTACATCCAACGACACCTTGGACCATGGCGGTCTTTAGAGGAGATCATTCGGTGGGTAGAAGCCTATCACGGCATCTATGACACCAAGGGTTGTCCACCTTGCAACAACCACTGCAACCAAGGCAGAGACTGCCCTGCTAGAAAATGAGAAAACAAACCAAACGCAAGATTTGGAATCTAATTGATCCAATCATGCACGGCATAGTGGGGGCAGCCATCACCCCTCGTCAAACATTGGACAAGCTTAGAGTGCTTGAGTACTCCGCATTGGATTCAATTACTAAGGGAACGGGAACTGTCCAAGATTGGCGCATTTTGGTTGATGTCCTGAATCTTTCCGAAGTTATGGCCAGAGCGGGTGTAGGTCCCGAAGTTATACCTGTATGCGAGAAAGCTCAAGATGCCCTACATAAAGCGGCCATGCGTTACCAAGCCACTATGAGAATGGGGTTTGATGGTATTGGCATTCAGGCCATCAGGGAACTAATTGAGTACGCAGACCTTCAGCAGGGCAGTATTTGCCGATCAGAATTTGAGAAATATGTGAAGAAAACCCGTGACCACATCAGGTCAAACAATCATAAAGTGGTTGAAATCGTATGAGCTTTACAGATGGCATATCACCGGAAGTGCTAGAAAAAGCATGGGAAATAATGGAAAAAAGGCGCAAAGAAGCCTTGTCCCAGAAGCTTGGTAGACCTGTTTTAGATTGGGGCGGTAAGCGTAAAGGTGCTGGCAGACCTAGATTCCTGACCTACAACACAACAGTAAAAATAGAACTCAATGCAGTCCAAAAGAAGATTTTGGCTGAAATGGGTGATGGCAACATCAATAAAGGCATAGAAAAATTAATCAACGAGGCAATGTAATGGAAAATCACGCAAACAAGGCAGTTACTTTTATTCTAGAAAACGCACCTAAATATGCCCTAGCAAAGGCTACTAGGGTGCAATTAGAGGAATATCGCAAGTCCAAAAAGGCCATTCTCATGTTAAACGAGGAAGGCACACTAGGCGCAAAAGAAATGTATGCCTATGCTCATGCAGACTATATAGCCCTACTGTTTGAGATCAAAGAAGCAATAGCCCAAGAAGAGGAACTTAGATGGAAACTTGAGGCAGCCAAGCTACGGATCGATGTTTGGAAAACTGAAGAGTACACAAAACGAGTGGAAATGAAATTATGAACAGAGAAGACATTATTCGCATGGCACGAGAGGCTGGGTTTGTTGACTACGAACTTGACGATGGCACTACAAACTCATTTGACAAACGATATGAACGCTTTGCCGCCCTTGTCGCTTCTGCCGAGCGTGAGCGCATTTGTGCAGAACAACTTGAACTGCCAGAGCCAAGGCTAACGGGTAAGTTTTCAATCACCGCAGGGAAGTTTAAATGCACGGGTTGCACGGGAACTTGGACAGACCGTGAAGATGCTAAACACCATTCATGTAAGGATTACCAATGACTAAAGAAGAACTACTTGACCACCTAGCATTAGAGGTGTTGAGGGTTTCCCCGCAATCAGCCCGTGATGCGTATCGTGTTGCAGAAGATATGTTAGAACGCAGACAGGAAATTTTGAATAAATGGGCAATGGCTGAGGCTGTTGTTTTTGATGGAATAGAAAAACTTGAATTAACTGTTAGATCTGAAAATTGTTTAAAAGCGGAAGAAATTTATACCATTACACAGTTAATTGGATGCACCGAAGAACGCTTGCTTAAAACTCCAAACTTAGGACGCAAAAGCATAAAAGAAATTACTAATCGTTTAAATGAACGTGGTTTAAAGTTGCGAGGTCAAGCATGACATGGCCATTCCCACCATTCCCAAACCCTAAAGATAAAGGCAACAAAGTGCCTAAATTCAATCCTGAAAACTACGAAGAAAGTCCACTATGACTAAAGACGAAGCATTGAAGTTAGCGTTGGAGGCGTTGGAAGCCGCTTATGCAAGGCTTGTCACAAAATGTGAGCAAAACCTTGTGACTTACAACGGAGTTGACGTTGACACGTTAACGCTTTCCCAAGAAGCCATCACCGCCATCAAGCAAGTGCAAGCAAACGATGCCCTAGAAAAGAAGGCAGAAAACGCAAGAGAGTTGGGGTTGGACTATGACTAAACTATTTTTAATTTGCACTTTGTTTTTAACTGGTTGTAGCCCATTTGATGAATATGAATGTATTGATGGCGTGATTTATACCCGCATGGGCAATGTACTAAGGCAAAGCGGTACATGGGCTCATACTAAATGTGTATCAAAAGGACAAGCATGACTAAAGACGAATTGAAGTTGGCACTTAAGCGCGCAAAACGCGATGAACGTCATTTATCAAACGCTGAGACACGATATTGGTGTAACCAATACAAATTATTGGCGACACAAGCCATTGAAGCCTTGGCACAGCCAGAGCAACGCAACTTGTCCGAACAAGAGCATGATGTTTTGATGAATGCAATTAAAGCGTCATCGACGGTTGTCTCTAAAGGGTTCTTGGCACAGCCAGAGCAAGAACCTGTGGGTAGGTTTGCCAAATTCACCGATGGTATTTGGCGAGAAGTAACTGATGGGTCTGCGGGAGTTCCTCTCTACACCACCCCACCACAGCGCACATGGGTTGGGCTGACGGATGATGACAAAGTGTTAATAAAACATGATGCAAATTTTAACCAGTTTATGACAGCAGGTGAATATGCTGACAGAGTGCAACAGTTAACTGAAGCCAGATTAAAGGACTTAAACACATGAGCGGCTGGCGCAAACGTGGCTTTGGAAAGCATGAATATTACAGAGACAAAAAGCTACTAGAACTTGCAGAAGGTGAGCCTTGTCTTTTGCAGGTGGCCAAAAATTGTTTGGGGGGGGATGGGTCCACAACAGTGGCTTGTCATTCCAACCTACTAATCCATGGCAAAGGTCGCTCAATTAAGGCAGATGACCATCATTCGGTATGGGGGTGCTACCACTGCCACACTTGGCTAGACTCATCCCAAACTGATTACGACACCAAAAATCTAGCATTCCAAGAGGCGTATAAAAGACAACTTCACGCATGGATGGATTTGGCAGATAATATTACAATCAGACCTTGGCGCAGAGAAGCCGCTAGGCGTGTTTTAACCCACTTGGGAGTCCCACATGGACAATGAAATTGGTGATCTAGTTCTGACCTTGTTGCATTCTGCGACCAACACTCACATCCTACATTGGCAATCCAAGTCCTATGCAGAACACAAAGCCCTTGGCGCATTTTACGAAGAGCTACCAGGCAAGGTTGATGACCTCGTTGAAGCCATTCAAGGCAAGTTTGATTCAACCCTAGAATTCCCTGCCACCTACCATACCCCTGCCGATACTGGCAAACGTGAACTGCATGAACTGTCAGAATATTTTGAGGAAAAGCGCAAAGTGCTACCCCAAGATTCTGAGATACAAAACATTGCAGATGAAATTCAGCAGCTAATAGATTCAACCCTTTATCTCCTACGATTTCCATGATGAATGGCCTCTAAAAAAATAGGGGTCTAAAATTTTTGAGGGGGGGGTCCTTTTATATGGGGGGACTAACCCAAAAACTGTGTTTTTATCCAGTATTACTGTGTTTTCATACAGTATTACAGTGTTTTTATACAGTGGTTTTTTACCAACATTCAAGAAAAACATCAAAAACCCCTTGTAAGTCGTTGATTTTAAATAACGCGCACGCTATTGATTAAAAGGCCGCGCACAATCACCCCTTATCAGTTGCCCGATAAAGTAAACCGCGCACGCTATCGCCTGACTCGATAGTCAATCAATAGTCAACGGCAAATCCTGACTCTTTTAAGCCATAAAAAAGCAAACCCTAGGCAAACCCCTTAATAGATACAAAAAAAGCCCCTAAGGGCCTTTTCTATCGCTTTTTAAGCGGTTATCGGTGTTTCTATCGGTTTTGTAGTTGGCAAATAGCACCAGGCGGGCACTTTAGCTATTCCCTCACGCGTTGGCATAATCACACCGATAAAAGAGTCATCTAATGAAAAACTCACAATGCCGCTAGAGTTACCGCGCTGCAAAACAGCGGGAATTTGACGTTTTCCAAACAGTTCCTCTGATACGTCAACAAATCGCACCAACAAATCAGGGTTGTAAGTGCTTTGCTTTTCATCCTCTGACTTGAAAACTAGGGGAATAACGCGATCAGTATCGGGAAACCTTGCATCATGCGCGGAGAATGTCATTGTAGAGTCGCCTTGTATGCACTCTACTGAAAAGCCGTTGACATCAAAGTGCAAAGAATCCGCGCCTTGTTTTTTAGTTCCTTTGAGCTTCAAAAGTGCATCAGTTGGCAAAATAACGCTTTGCTTTTCATCTGATCTGATGCCATCGATAAGCAAACGGCCTAAAACGTGCCCATCCGTTGCTTCGATGTAAGTGCCCCGATTGTCGCGCACTACATTAATACCTTGCAAATAGTACCGCAAATCCTTTTTAGCTGCTAAGTGCAACATTGCACGAATTGATTTGCGTTGAATTGAGAATTTCATAATAGTTACTTTCATCTAAATGATGCAACATTGCATCGAATAAGGCACTTTTGATGCCTTACCCGCTGGAATGTCAAATAGCTAAAAAAGCCGATTGTTTTTGCGCTTCGCTTGGATTATTCAAGGCCCACCATTCGAGGCGATCATAATTTTCATTGTGTTTGCAAATGTCATAAAGCATTACATTTGCATGAGGCGATCTAAATTTGATAATTTGCCCCATAAATTGTGGTTTACATGGTGCATTTGTGCCGTTTTGCATAGTTGCCCCTTATTTCACTAAAACGTCAAAATAGTGCAAAGCCCCTATGCAAAGCATGAGGCCGATTGCAATAGAAGTCAGATAGTCTAAAAAAGAGTTTTTCATTGTGTGACCTTTTAAGAGTTTTTTGCAAGTAAGTTAAATGATTTCAACCAGGCGCGGGCCCCTTGATAACTATCGGCCATCATTTTATCGGCCAACTCTCCGCTCTTATATAGCTTTACAACGTAATACCCGTTGTAAGCAAGTCGCTCAAAGGTAGTGTAATTGCCGTTTTTTTGTTCAGTTACTTTCATGCTCTACCTCCGTTATTGATTCCAAATCCCATCCGCCCCAATTATCGTCATAATCACTTGTTTGGAGCTCCAACCAACCGGCATCCTCCGCCTTTTCTAAGCTATCGGCTTCAACTTCAAAAGTTACATAAGAAACCCGCTTTAATTCAACTTGATACGTTTTCATTTTGAGCCCCTTAGAATTGACGATAAAGCACGCCATAAGACGTTTCTTTGATGAGCACTCCCTCATCCGCTAAGTAGTCAAGCACTTGCGCCTTAATTTCATCCTCATTTTCATTCTGATCTACTTCGATTGAATAGGCTGCAATGACGTTTTCAATAGTGTCCTCTGAAAAGTCGCAACAAATCCCGATAACGTCAAATTCTGACTCTATGCCCGTTGAATCGTCTATTTCCTCAAAGTAGTCAAATAGGATGGAAAGTGCCTCATTTGTGAAGTTATCAGGCCGGAGCTCTAAAAAGGCACGTTGGAAGTCAAAAAGATTGATAGTGGTTTTCATGGTAGTTACTTTCATCTAAGTTAACGGGCAAAACCGCTTTACCCGTGCATCTAATATAACGATGCAAAACCAACAAAAACATCAGTACAAACCCTAGGTTTACCAACTTAAAACCCTTAAGGGAAAACCCTAACCATACGTTAGTAGTCAATTACATTTGATAAATACGTGAAAATCAAGTGCATTTAATCTTATCCTTTTATATATCTAATCGGATAAACATTACATCTATAAAAGTCATAAGCTATTGATAGCAGCCAGATAGCATGAAGCTAGCATTTGCACGGCTTCGCGCCTGATCTGATGCCTGATTGACTCTTTTTATAGCCCTTGGAATGAGTGGGCCCCTATCTTTCCCCTATTTCAACCCCCCCTATCTATGCAATAAACGCATAACCTTTGCACCCCCCTAGCACTCTCAGCCGTAGAGTGGTGGGGGGGGGTAGGACTGGAAAGGGTTCCAAAAGGGGGGGGCCCACTCACCCATCCCCGAAATTTCTCAAAAACTTTTTCCTGTTGCAAAGACGCAACACACCTTGATGACTAGTAGGGAGAGGGATTGTGTGATGGTTAACTGTGGACGAACTATGGCATCCACTGTTTTTACTTAAAAAGAAAGCTTTCAAGCAGTAGCACCTTGTTTATCTAACTTAACCCTGATGGGCTCTACCTGTATGTTCCCGTTCATTGCTTACTAGAGAGACTGATAGATTCAGTACGTTTATCTGGGTTGGTAAGCTACCTGCCTTCCCAAGGGCTGGATGATGGCCCCGTATTCATTCTATTAGGGTTTACCCCTATGTAAAGGGGATAGCCTGTGGATAACTCTGTATAAGAATCCTATATAAAAATTTTTACTCAAAACTTTTTGGGTAGCTATAATTGTTTGGTTGGGACGTTAAGCCAGCATTCAAGGATGTCGATGCAAGATTTTTTCTGGCTTTCCATCTTGCTTTGCCAAAGACCAAATTGAGTCCCAACACTTTTATAGGAATAGCATGGAATGGACATTGGCACACCCACTGCATGATGTGGACGATATTGTGAACATGGCAGACTCAGTCTTTGGGCATGAAGCTGATGGCATACTGACTAGGGACAAAGCCGTGTTCCGCAAGAATGTCACTGTTGCCACTACAGTTCAGTTGTTTGACAGAAGCAAAGAATTCATTGCGGTCTGCCGTGGACCCAAAGTAATTGACACTTTCCTAGGCCAGGCAGAAGTTAATGATGCGCTGCTAGGGTACTGTTGGTTTGATCGTGGCGGGTATACCACCTATGCCAATGATGAAATATCCAATGCCAAGTTCCACCATGTTGACTTAGAATTAAGCCCTCGCTTGCGTGTGCGCTTGATAAATGAGATGATTGACCAACATATATTGTGGGCAGACAGATGGTATATACCAGTGGTATGTTCCACTTCTATTCGTGCCGAACATGATGGGTTTATGAAGATTCACAAGAAACGTGGGTTTACTGTACACGGCTCATATGCTTGGCTTAGAACTGAAAAGGGTATGGAATGTTTGAAGAAATAAGACCCGAAGGCTCAACTGTTAATTCTGAAGAACTTAAGAAGAAAGCCCGTGAGTATGCCAAAGCCAAACGTGCCCAAAAAAAAGCCATGAAACTAGCCACAGGCCAGATTGAACCTAAACAAGCCATTGAGACTGTACCTGTCGTGGACGAGTTTGACATGACCGCTTTTGTTCCTAGATCCCAAAAGGCAGCAGGTCGCCCCAAATCCATAGTCAACAAGGTTACCGAGTACGGGGCTTTGTTTAATAAACTGAACGATGAGCGCACCTCAAAAGGTCTGCCACCCCTTAAAACAGCCATGGAAGTCTTGATTGATGCCATGCAGTCTGATGAGCTAGATATCAAAGACAAAGCCAAGATTGCTGATAAACTGGCCCCGTTTGAGTCTAGCCGTGCCCCGATCATTTCCGTAGAACACATCCAAAATGTAACTAGGGAAGATGAGGGTGACGCAGAAGATGCGTTAAATGAGTTTCTTGATTCTCTAAGAAAGGTGTAATATATGCCCTTGAAAAAGTCAAAAAGTCCCAAAGCTTTTTCCTCTAACGTCAAGACCGAAATGAAAGCGGGTAAACCGCAGAAACAGGCCGTGGCAATTGCGTACCAAATGAAACGGGATGCGGAACATAAACGTAAAGGTTCAAAATGAGTGGATATACATCTGGCAACAATGCCCCCACATTGATGACGCAAGCTCCTAATCGCAAGGGCAATGCTTCTACTCATGTGGTTTCTCACAGTTCAGGCGTGACTGCGGTTACCCGTGGTAGCGGTGGTCTTAAACAACCACCTGGCAATCAAGGCGCACCTAAGTACGCACCCGCAACTAGCAACACATCTTCTGGTGTTACTGCTGGCCGTGGTCAAAAAGTTATGGTTGTTACTCAATGCGACTATGACGGCAAAGCCAAGAACACTGGCTACATGAACGCAGATCGTACCAACTATTTAAAGTGAGATTATTATGTCCTACGGAACAGTAATTAATGGTGGCGCACAAATGCGTAAGGGTGTCACTAAAGGCATCAACGACAAACTGTCTACACGCACTGCTGAAGATGACCGCAGAGCTACAGTTGCAGGTGCAGTTAACAGTGCTTACAAGGTGAATACCATTTCATCTCAACACACTAACAACACCAAAGGCGGTGCTTTCACTAAGCCTAGCAATCGTAGCAAAGACTACGCAGCTTAAGGACACTTATGATTATTGAAGAATTTGTCCGTGATGAAGCCAACGAGATTTATGCCGTTGTTGCTGGTGAAAAGATTCATCTGACTACTGAGTATGTGGTAGCCCACAAACCTCAGATTGGTGATACTTTGGTTGAATCAACCATTGAACCTGTAGAAGAAGCTAAAACTGAATAAGGAAATGTATGGCAACGTATGATATTGATGCGCTGAAGGCAGACTTGCCAACGGCAAAAGAATTGGCTCAGTTTGTTTACGACAAGACAGATAGCACTGTTTCTTTAGACCTTATTGGTAAGCCTAAAGAAGAACAGTACATTGTCGCTAAGAATGCTCTTGAAGGTAAAAAAGTACCTGCCGAGTATCTAACTGGCTTTAATCCGTATGTGGAAAAGAAGGATACTATTCCTGAAGATCCACTGCGGAAGATGCCCAAACGAAGTATTGATTTGCCTGATGAAGATGCACAAATTCATTACTTTGGCGCAACCAATATGCCCCACCCATTAGACCCACAGTCTGATAAAAAGGTATACATTGATTTCCGAAAATACGAAAATGGTTTGATCACATATCAAATTACAGGTCCTGTAGAAAAAGTTCCTGTTGGCGAAAAGCTTAACAAGTACGGCCAAACAGTTCCTGAGAAATATACATGGATTGATCCCCGCACAGAAGAAAAAGTTTTGCGTAATCCAGATGGCACTTTTACCAAAGATGGCCGTGGTGTACACACATTTTTGATTGGTGAAAAAGGTGGTGGTGTTTGGTCAATGATTGATAAAGATATTGTTAGTATCTCTGCTAAAAATATTGCTGACCCGTGGGCGTAATGGAAGACCCATCAAAAATCTTCCAAAATAAACTGTCATCCCAAGCTGAAGTTTGTGCCCGTAAAACTCTTGAATGGTTGCAAAAAGACCTTCAAGGATTGCAAAAGCTTCAGCCGGATCAGGTTTATTATCTTGCATATGCTGCACAAATCTTGTTAGACATACGAGATAACTATGGCAAAAAGTGAGGCAAGTGACTATATCCTTCCTTTGTATAAAGACAGGGCAATAAAGCATTTGATCAAACTTGCTGGCGGCAAAGAAAAAGTTAAAACCTTAGATTCTGAGCAACTCAAAGCAATGAAAGTTGCTAGGGATAAGATTGCTCAAGATATGCAGTTCAATACTTTGAAATGGTTTAGGCCATTTAAGTATCAGCAAAAATTCTTTGACATGGGTGCTAAATTTTCCCGTAGGGGGATGATTGCCGCCAATCGTGCAGGAAAAACAATTGCATCGACTTATGAGACTGCCTACCATTTAACAGGTCGGTATCCCAAAGATTGGAAAGGCGTAAGATGGGACAAACCCATTATTGCCATGTGTTCAGGTGAATCTTGGGAACAGGTTGCTAAGACTTTACAATCTAAGTTATTAGGTTGTGACGATATTAAGCAAAGTTACAAGCTTGGCACGGGTTCTATTCCAAGGGAGTCCATTGATGACAAATCAATCCGAACAGATGGAGCTAACGTCTTGGCCATCGAGATTTGGCATGAGTCTGGAGGAAAGTCTAAGCTTTACTTCTCCAACTACACCCAACAAGTCAGGCATTTGCAGGGTTTTGAATTGGACCTCGTGGTTCTTGATGAGCAGCCTCCCGATGAGACTTTCTCAGAACTTGTTGTTCGTACAGCGTCAAGAAACGGGCAGGTTATCTGTTCGTTCACTCCACTTAAAGGTCTATCGGGACTTGTCCGAAAGTTCTGGGACAACATTGACGGCTACTCCCACATCAGGGTTACTTGGGACGATATCCCTTACGAAAATGAATGGGGAGAATCATTCTTTCCCAAAAAAGAACGAGAACAATTAGCCCGAGACTTTATGCCTTGGGAAAGGGATTGCCGTATAAATGGCATTCCTTTGGTTGGCAAAGGCGTGGTATTCCCATTGCTTGAATGGCCAACCTATAAATCTGAAGATGTTGATCTTAGGGTTAATGAAAAGCTTGAAAGGCTAATTAGCTTTGACTTGGGGATTAAAAATGACCCCACTGTCATTTCTTTCTTTTTCCGTAATCCTGTAGAAGAAATCATCTATCTACATAAGCAAATTACCATTCCAAGTGGAGAAACTCCAGATGAGTATGTCCATTATTTGCTAGACAGGGAAACACGGGATGTGCCTATTGCTTTGCCGCACGATGCGGGGTTGGCGGGTCGATATACACTTACAGAACAATCTGTTAGGGAAGTCTTTGAAGATTCCTATGGACTAAACTGTATTTCTGGTGCTATATTAAACCCACCTAACGATCAAGGCAAAGTAACTAACCACAAAGCCTATGGAATCAATATAATGCGGATGGGCATGGAGCGTAAAACTTTAATGATTAACGAGTCATGCAAGGCATTTCTTGATGAGGCTAGAAATTACGCTATTGACGATGCGGGTAAGTTTTCTGATCCTGACGATCACATTGACTCTGCCCGTATTGGCATATTAGCTTTGATTCAAGGCCATGGAGAATCCGTAGTGAGTAGGGCAAATAACTTTGCTTTTAGGCGAATTGATGTGCCTGAAGGTAAAGTCCAAAGGATATAAGTATGCTAGATAAACAAAATGTTATCGTAGAAAACCTTGCAAGTTCATCTGGCAATCGTGGACTTACCGAACAAGTATGCCATGAAGTGTATGTAAAAATGGTTGATTACTTGAGGCTTACTCAGTCCAAGAATACATACAATCGTTTTACTGATTACCACTATCTGAATATTCCCGTATCAAATTCTACGGAACCTATCCGTGGTATTGACTACATTCAGCCTATTGTTGCGCCTGGCATCGACTACGCTACTGCCGTTATCACCAAGTGCCTTATGCCCAACGGCAAGATCAACTTTGAGTTTGAACGATTTAGTGAGTCAGATGGCGACCAAGCCCGTCAAGCCACTGAGATGGTCAAATATATGCTCAACAGTAAGAATGATTCTTATCAAGTCATTCGGGATTGGGCACAGGATTCATTGCTGCACAAAAACGGCATTGTGATGGTTTCCCCATTGCGTAGCCCTGTTACTCAATATAAAGAAGTTGAAGGAACCCGTGATCAACTGAGGGTATTTGAAACTTTGGCGGGTGAAAAGGGTTTAACTGCCAAACGTCAAAATATGCGTAAGATTGACGTAGACCTTCAAGGTGCTATGCAAGAAGCTATGGCTCCTGATGAGTCTGAAGCTATGCAAGAACCTACGGGTGACGAGCTTCAAGAAGCTTTACGCAACAACACTATTTATCGTGCCAAATACAAGCTAACTGGCTACGAGACAAGCATTCGAGTTAAGCACGTTGCTCAACATTACTTTGTTTGCAATCCAACTATTTCCACCATTCAGGATCAAGACTTTGTGGGTTTTTATGACCCAATGACCATCCATGAATGTAAAGCTCAATTCCCATTTGTGGATCTAGAGTTGTTGGCTGACCATGCGGCTTATGGTCCTGCCGGAGCTTACCAAGCGGGTGCTTTGGAGAACGACTTAGCCCTTCACGCCCGTGATTCCACGCCAGTGCCAGGTCAAGGCGTTATTGCCTCCCAAGGCGCAGACCGCTATAGCCGAGTCATTATGTTGACCACCGCATGGATTCGCAGGGACATTGATGGTGATGGTGAAGAAGAGATTGTGGAATGTTGCTTCTCAGGTTCATACATCTTGTATGCCAAGGAAGTGGACTTCATTCCTTTGGCCAATATGTGCCCCAAACCCATTACAGGTAACTTTTTTGGTTACTCTTTGGGTGAGCGTTTAGTTCCCCTCCAAGAGTATGCAACGGCAATCCGTAGGGCAGAAATGTCCTTTGCCATGCAGTCCTCTACTCCTAGAATTGGTGTAAATCCTGAATTTTTGGATGCCGAAGAGATTCAGCGTGGCGTAAGTGCCATGTTTATCTTGGATCGTAAATTTGATCCTACAAAGCACATCTTTGAATTTCAACCTATGCAGGGTAACTTGGCATATGTGGAATCAGCCATGAACCGATTTGAGTCGGACAAGATGGCCATGATTGGTATGACTAGCCCAAGCGACACCTTGAATCCTGAAGTGATGAAAGACGGAAATTCAGGCTTTAAGCTCCAATTGGCCATGGGTCCTAATCAGTTGATCCAAGATGAAATGGTTAAAAATTGCGCCATTGGCTTGCGAGATGTTATTTACATCACTTGGAAGACTTTGGTTCAGTATTCAGATGACTTTAATATTCAGCAATTGGCGGCTACTTGTTTAAAAGGCCAAGAGTTCTTGGATGCTAAATCTATTGAGAACTTTGAGTTTATTGACCGCAAGATGATCAATATTGACTTGGCTTTGGGCTTCCTTTCAGAGGAAAACCGCCTGACCCGCCAACAAATGATTCTTCAGGCTCAACAACAGTTTGCTCAAGCAATGATGATGATTCCTCAAGAAGTGCCTGAAATGTTTATCAAGGTTCGCAGACCTTTTGAAGACACTTTGCGGGTTTTGGGCGTTAAAGATGTGGACGCTTATTTGCCGACCATGGAAGAAGCCGTTAAAATTATGCAAGCTCAAGCGGCCAAGGGTCCTTCTGCTGAACAACAAGAAACTGCATCCAAGGTTGAATTGAACAAAGCAAAAGTTCAAGAAAGTGGATCAGTTACTGCTTTGAATATCAGAAAAGCACAAGATATTGATACAGATGATATGTTTGAAGCTTTGGCAGCTAAGAAGGGTAAGCTTAGTGCCGTACAAGTAGATTAAGGAATGTAATGAAAAGCTTGGTATTAAATATCCGTGATTATTTTAATCGTAGGACAAAAGTTATAGATAGTCATAAGGAGGCCAATGTAAATCGTAAGGCTCTAGTTATAGAAAATGGAGAGTGCGCTAAAAGGCTCTTGCGGAATGATGATTTTGCGTTGTTATTTAACCTTTACAGGTTTTACTTGCTAGAAATGTTAGAAGAAAGCAAGGACGATGTGAATCGAATTGATAATGCACAGCGTGTTGCTGGAGTCCGAGACTTCATTGAGTTTATTGAACGAACTGAATATCTCGGTAAGGTAGCCAACAAAAATGTTGAAACTTTAACGAAATAAGGTAATATATGTCAGACGTAATCGCAAATGCGACCGCCACTGAGCAAACTGGTGTGAATCCGGTAGATGCTATTGCAGGGATGATTGCCGCCAACAGGCGTAACACTCCCCCAAGCGAAGCAGTTACACCACCAGCGGGACAAGAGGAAGCGCAAGCCAAATCCCCCGAGGCGACTCCTGAAGAGGGGCTCGAACCTGAAGATGGTATTGATGGGACTACGGAAACTGTAGATTCTGAAGATGCGGATGAGGCCACCGATGGTGTAACCGAACCAATTAACTTCTTAGAGTTTGCGGAGCAGAATCCTGACATGATGTGGAGAATTCCCAATAAGGAAGCCGAAGGCGGTTTTATTGAGATTCCTGTATCTAAGGCGGCTGCTATTCTTGGTCAAGGAAGTGCTATCCATGAAAATGCTCGTAAGCTTAAAGCCGAAAAAGCAGATTTTGAAGAATACGAAAGTAAGCGCAGGTCTGAATTAGATGGTTTGCAGATAGGGTTGGAATTAACTGTAGTACCTCAGTTGCAACAAGCGGCTGATGAACTGGTAAAAATCCAACAATATAACCAGCAATGGAAGCAAATCTACGACAACGCCACAGATGATATTAGACGAAGTGAAGCTGAAGCCGCAATGCGTCAGAACAACGAGCTAATACAGGAAAAGTCACAATTCATTCAAGCGAATCGACCGAAAGTTCAACAGTTTTTTGATCACCGGAGTGAGGTTGTAAAGCAACAGCTTGAACAAGCTCGACAAAGCTTTAGCGACAAAGAATTGGCGAACAAGGCAACATTTTCTGAATTACGGGAAAAGTTGTCTAAGGATTGGAAAGGTGCAAGTGGATCTTTCGTTCCTGGTGTCCAAAACATTGATTTGGTATCCAGTGATGAGTATCTACTAGGGCTTGTTCGGGATGGTATGAAATTCCGAGAAGGTCCTAAAGTGAAGAATGCAGGAGGTTCATTGGCTGCGGCTAGTAAACCAATGGCAAGAGGCAAAACAGCACCTGAAGATAAGACAGTCGAACTTCAAAGGAAAGCGCAAAGCGGTGATAAGGGTGCGGCTCGTGACCTTTTAGCAACCATGCTTGCCGCTAATAAGCGGAGGCGTTAATTCAGGAGTTTTATTATGGCAACGATTACATCTACCTCTTTAGGTAATGGTAATGGCGCATACGCAACCGATATCGTGGTTAAAGACCTCGACATGACTGTTTCTAACTATGTTAAAGATCGTACACCGATCACTAACATGGCTATGAGCAAAAAACGCAAAATCAATTCGACTTTGCACATTTGGCCTAACGACTATTTCCGCACTCCCGTGCTGAACGCTAAGTTGGAAGGTGCTGCCGTTGATTCAACTGCTGCCGCTTCTAACACACGTTCTAACTTGGGCAACTACACACAGATCTTTACGACTGTGATTGGTGCTACAGGTACTGCTCGTGCCGTGGAACAAGCTGGTGGCGACCCACAAGCATATCAAGAAGTCAAGCAATTGACTGAGATCATGTTTGACGTTGAGTTGCAAATGCTCCGTGCTGATGGTGCTTCTATCAAGTACTCTGGCCAAGCCGCTACTCAAGGTGCATCACCCAACAATGGCCGTAGATTTGGTTCTTTGTACGCTTTTGCTGGTACACGTTCAGGTAACCCAACTTCTGGTACTTCTGTACTGAATTTGGCCGCATCTGATGGTACTGACACAACTACAGCCACTTCTACCAACGTGCCTTTCAATGGTGTGTTGAGCAACTCTGGTTTGGGTTATTTCAGCTTCTCTTCTGGTCAAACACTGCAAGCTTTCAGCCCTGTGCTGTACAAGCAGTTGGTGACTGTTGCTGAACAACGCTTCAATGCCAAGATTACCAACATGGTAGTCCCAACATCGCTGCGTACATCCATCTCTGACAACATTCCTCAGAGCCGTTCTATCAATCGTTTTAACCCTGCTGACAAGGGCGACACAATTGGTACTTACGAAGGTGACTTCAACTACACCTATCAGATCGATGACTCATGGGTCATGGATCAAACTGGTGCAGACAACACTTCCATCTTGTTCCTGAATCCTGACGTTGTTCAGTGGGGTTCTTTGCGTGAACTTGGTCCTAACAACGAAGTGTTCTCTAACGCTGATGCCTCTTTGGATCAGTACATCATGGAAGGCACATTGATTGTGCGCAATCCCGCTGGTGTAGCTGTGTTGGCAGGTATGACAACAGGCGCAGTGGTTACTACCGCTCGTTCTTCTACACAAGTACAGCGTTACTTGGCCTAATCCTAGGGTTTCTGAAGAAGGTCCTCACGGGTCTTCTTTGGAAAATCATGGAGCATGGCATGGAATTGAATCTCAACAACGAAGAAGCAAAGGTAAACGAGGATTACTACACTGGTGGTGTTCTCTCCGGAGGCTTAGAAGGTGCGTTAATCAAAAACGACAAGATGTTCAACGAGGTTAAATCGGGAACTTGGTCGCAGACATTTAACACACCCAACATGAACTACAAAGTTGGGGCTATTGATGGTGAGCGTTATGTTCAATATGAGCAAAAGAACGTGGAATCTGTCAAAGAGTATTGCAAAGAGCGCAGAGAGTTTTATAAGATGATTGGCACAACGGATAACCCGTTATTTGCCGGAACTTTTGAAGCTATGAACCTGCCTAAATGCTTTGCCCATGAAATAAGTGGTAAGTGGTTTAATAACCGCCCTTGGGATTTGATTAAACAAGACAAAAAGGACAAAATCCTTTTTTATGCAATTGTGAACCAGTTTTACAGTGATTTTGTTTGCCACCCTAGCGGAAAAATCCCACTGCCTTATAATCCAATAGTCCCGACCAAATAAGGATGTCTTATGGCTCTTTTCATCCAATCCGGTAACGCTCTAGTTAGCCGAGTAGCGCAATGGGTAGGAGCCATTCCAACTACAGTGGGATTAAATGCAACAGCATTTAACTCTTCTACTGGTGTAATTACAACATCAGCATCAGCAGATGGAATTATTCTAGTTGGCGACTTTATTGGCACAAGCATTTTAAAAGCCTATACAACTGTTTTGGCGGTTTCAGGTACATCCGTCACAGTTAGCGATATTGAAGGAATTTGGGCAGGAACAACGTATCCTACGGCCATTTTAAAATTGCCAACCAATTCAACATCTGAAATCCTGTCTTGTATTCAATTGTGCGAGCTAAAAATGCGTACTATTGAACTTCCCGCTTTGCGATCTGATCCATATGGCGCAACGCCTTCAGTTTTGCTTACAGATTCCAATGGTTTTGCCACTATCCCTGCGGATATGAACAAGCCTATTTTGTTTTTCCAAGAAACGCCTAATAGTGCAGTCCCGCCAGGCACTCCTGCGGCATCCATGGGTCCTTGGATTATTTATGACCGAGTTGGTGACCGAGAAATCATTCGCAGACGCATGATTGACCAACTTTATGTTCGCCCATTTGGTGTGCCACGAGTTATTCGTGCTTCATTTTCTGAGGTTGGTGGAAAATACATATTTACCCCAAACCCTGGTGAAAACGTCAGTATTAAAGCGTATTACCAACGCACATTCCCATTCCTGTTTGGACCTACGGATGATGCACTAAATCCTATTGTTCAAAACAATGCTGCCCTTGCATCATTCCCTGAAGGTTATATGTACGGCACATTGTGGGCTTATTACGATAAAAATAAAAACAATGAAGAAGCTCAAAAATGGAATGCTAGATACGAAGATGCTTATGGTTTGATTGAAGACCAGAACTTCAAAGGCAAGTGGTTGGGCGGAGACCAACACCTTACTTCAGAATTTCAACCACGCAACTACAGATATTCGTTCAAATAGGCATAAAGTACTACATTTAAGGAAAAGTCATGGCAACAAGTGGTCTTTATGGAAGCAGTCCTACAGGGGGATTGGTTGCTGCGCCTGGTGCTGAGTCAGCGGGTTTGTATGGTAATTCAACAAACTTTGGCGGTACATATTTTGAATGGTTTATTTTCCAAGAGTCGGCCACTGCGCCAGCCACGCCAACAGGCGGTTCTTGGAACTTTACAACCAATGTAGGAGTGCCTCCAACAGGATGGACAACTGCGCCTCCAACAAATCCAACAAATACTGTTTGGTTTTCTATTGCTATTGTTAACAGTCGAAATACTGCGGCTTTGGTTTGGACTGTTCCTGCTCCTTTAATTAAACAAGGTCCTACAGGACCCACAGGAAGTATTGGACCTACAGGAAGTGTCGGACCTACAGGATCAACAGGACCCACAGGAAATACAGGCCCAACAGGAAGTGTTGGAGCTACAGGTCCCACAGGACCTACAGGAAGCACAGGAAATACAGGACCCACAGGAAGTATTGGAAATACAGGACCAACAGGACCCACTGGAGCAACAGGATCTGCTTCAACAGTAGCAGGACCTACAGGACCAACGGGCGCACAAGGAAATGTTGGAGCTACTGGACCTACAGGTGCAACAGGATCAGCATCTACAGTTGCGGGTCCCACAGGTCCCACAGGAAGCACAGGAAATACAGGACCCACAGGACCTACAGGATCACTTGGACCCACCGGACCTGGCGGTGCTTTGGCTTATTGGGGTTCTTTTTGGGATACAACAACTCAAACTGTTGCGGTAATAAATACCCCACAAGCAATTACTATAAATACTGCGGATGCAGCAAACAATGGTGTATCTGTTGTTTCAAGTAGTCGTGTAACTTTTGCAAATGCGGGTGTTTATAGCCTGACATTTTCAATTCAGTTTACTAATACAAGTACGGCTAATGGTTCAACGCAAATTTGGTTGCGTAAAAATGGCACAAATTTAGCAGATACAAATTCTCATTATGATGTTCCTGATAAACAAGGTAGTGCATATTCATCAGAAGTTTTTACAGTTAATTTTGTTTTGCAATTAGCGGCTTCTGATTACATTCAAGTTTATTGGCAAACAGCAACTACAAGTGTTCAATTAGAAACACTTGCGGCAAGTGGTGGTTATCCTAGAACGCCATCTATTATTTTTACTGCCACTCAGGTGATGTACACCAATCTTGGACCCACAGGCCCGACTGGAAGTGCAGGAAGCGCAGGAACTGCGGGACCCACAGGCCCTACAGGCAGTGCAGGAACAAACGGACCCACTGGTCCAACAGGAGCCGATTCTACTGTTGCGGGACCCACAGGACCTACAGGCCCCACTGGTGCGGCATCAAGCATTGCGGGTCCTACTGGTCCAACAGGAGCAACAGGTGCGGCAAGTACAGTAGCAGGTCCAACAGGACCTACTGGTGCTGCATCAACTGTAGCGGGTCCTACGGGACCTACTGGTCCGGCAAGCACAGTTGCAGGTCCTACAGGTCCTACTGGCAGTGCAGGAACAAATGGAACTAACGGGCCAACAGGTCCAACTGGTCCTGCGGGGTCAGGTGCTTCTGCCGCTACGCCTACTGCATTGGGTACTGTGTATGGAAAGCAAACGACAAGCGGTGGGACACCTTATTTAACTGCTATTGGCTATAACGCAGGAACTTCAACAACTGGCGTTTATTGCACTGCGCTAGGTGTAAATGCTTTAAGCACCAACAGTTCGGGAACTACAAGCACCGCCATAGGTTATGCGGCTTTATCGGCAAATTCAACTGGAAATGACTGTACCGCAGTTGGTGCTTCTGCTGGTGCTTCTACGACAGGCAATGGCGTGACGGCAATCGGTAGTGCCGCTTTAACAGCAAACACAGCCTCTCACAACACAGCTGTCGGATATAAAAGTTTGTTTTCAAATTCCTCGGCTAATTACAACACCGCTATGGGTGGAACAGACGTAAATGCTCTTGCATCTTTACAAAAAAACACGACTGGCACTTCAAACTGTGCTTTTGGTGCAGGGGCAATAGCTCAATGCACGACAGGTTCTTACAACGTGGGAATCGGGGTATCGTCACTCATAAATCTTACGACATCTAATAACAACGTGGCCGTGGGCTATCAAGCAGGATTTAATATCAGCACCGGCTATGCGAACACCTTGGTCGGTAATGTATCTGGTGTAAATGGAGGCGCATTAACGACTGGTGCATACAATACGCTTATTGGAAATGACTCAAGATTAAACGATGGTACAGATAACTATTGTCTTGTTCTCTCAACTAATGCCGCCACGGGAAAAGGTGGTTCTACAGGCTTTATATGGGCGGGTGGCGGTGGCATTTATCAAGGCAACAATTCATCTACTTGGTCAACCACTTCTGACCAACGTCTTAAGAAAAACATTGTTGACAACAATACAGGCTTGGAAAAACTTACACAAATTCAAGTACGAAACTTTGAGTATCGTTTGCCCGATGAAGTTGATGCCGAACTCAAGCCAACTGATGCAATCAAAAAGTCAGGTGTTCAACTTGGCGTGATTGCTCAAGAACTGCAAGCAGTTTTACCTGAGTGCGTTAAGACTGAATCAACTGGTGTTCTGTCTGTTGATACCGACAACCTGACTTGGTACTTGATTAACGCAGTCAAGGAACTCAAAGCCGAGGTGGATATCCTCAAATCTCAACTTCAAGGAAACTAAAATGATTACTGAAACACTAACACCAGATCAAATTGCAAAGAACTACTCTGCCGCAATGGATAGCGTCAACCTAATCAATGGTGGCAAGCCAGAGATGATGACTGACGCTGAATGGGCTGACTGCCTATCACGCAACAAAAAACATTTGAAAATCATGTTGGCTAAAACTTACTGGACAACTGAAGATTTGTCACCACTTCAGGCAGCTTCTGCATAATTAATTTAATAGTATAGGAATAGCAATGAAAATAGCAGTGTATGCAATATCTAAAAACGAGGAGCAATTTGTTCAGCGGTTTTGTGATTCGGCTAAAGATGCAGATTTGATCCTGATTGCAGATACGGGATCTACTGATAAAACAGTTGAATACGCTTTGGAATGTGGTGCAAAAGTCTATGACATTTGTATCAGTCCTTGGCGGTTTGATAAAGCTAGAGATGCTGCCCTTGCAATGATTCCCCGTGATTTTGATGTCTGTATTTCATTAGACCTTGATGAGGTTATGGAAAAAGGTTGGCGGGAAGAAATTGAAAGGGTTTGGACTGCTGAAACAACCCGATTGAGATACAAATTTGATTGGGGTTCTGGAATATCGTTTTTTTACGAGAAAATCCACCACCGACATGGATATCACTGGCATCATCCCGTCCATGAATATCCCCGTCCTGATGGCAGAACCAATGAGATTTATGCCCATACGGATATGCTTTTGGTAAGGCATTTGCCAGACAACACCAAGTCTCGTGGCCAATATATGCCTTTGCTTGAATTGGCGATTAAAGAAGACCCAAACTGCCCTAGAAACGCTTTTTATCATGCCAGAGAGCTAACCTTCTATTCCCGATGGGAAGAGGCTATAACCGCTTTAAATCGATATTTGGCCATGCCTGAGGCTACTTGGCCTAATGAGCGGTGCTATGCCATGCGTTTATTGGGTAAAGCCCATGAAGAATTGGGAATGATTCACGAGGGTTTGAAATGGTACAGATTGGCTTGTGCAGAAGCTCCTAATACCCGTGAACCATGGTGCGAGTTGGCGGTGGCTACTTATCGATTAAGTATGTGGCCAGAGAGCTATGGCGCAGCACTTTCTGCCTTAAATATTAAAAACAAAGAAGAGGTTTACACCATGGCTCCTGAAGTTTGGACTGAAAAACCATACGATTACGCCAGCATTGCGGCTTGGAGACTTGGATTGAAAGAACAGGCTATCGAATTCTGTAAGAAAGCTTTAGAATTCAACCCTACAGACACCCGTCTATTGACCAATCTTTCGCAGATGGAAGAAGTGACATGAGCGATTATTCCCGCCTCCGTACTCCATTTACATCAATGAGTTTTACTCCTGATGTGCCTAGTAACGCTTTAGGTCCAAATGAGTACAACAGCGGGAAGAATATTGAAGCCGATGTACGCTGCATAAAGAAGATTTTTGGTGAGATTCAAATTGCTTCTACCATTACTGATATGCCCATCTTTATGGAAGGTGGGTTTCGCTCCGAGACTTCTTGGGTGTACATAGTGGCAACCCGTAATTCATCTAGCCAAGGTAAATGGTGGATGATTACGGCTACGGGTATATCCAACATCACACCAGGCGTGGGAGCCAATCCTTCTGCTTATATCTCTGGCTATACGGAAGATATTAGCATCACTTCATCTTGGGTTGGAAATGTCTTTTTTATCAATGACACTGTTCAAAATCCAATGTATTTCTTGCCTACAAGCAATGAAATTACAGTAACTTCTGATGCCTCATGGAATTACGATGTTGGCGTAACGTCAACTAGGGCAGGATTTGTCCGTAATTTTTGTTCTCCCAATGTGGGAAACATCCTTATTTCAGGCAATTTGACCAAAGTTATTGGCGGTACGTCTTATAACTACCCCACAACTGTCAGATGGTCGCAAGCTTTTGCCAATCAAGGCTATCCAACAACATGGGAGCCAACCCTTTCTAACGTGGCCAATGAACAAGAAGTTCCTGTTCGTGGTCCTTTGATTGACGGGTTCTTCCTTGGTGGTAATTTTTATGTGTGTAGCTATTGGGATACAGTCGTTTTCTCGCCTATTTCTTACCAAAATACTACCGCACCAATCTTTGGTGTTCGCCTGTTAAATCAAGGCCGTGGATTGTTTAACAATAATTGTTGGACAAATACGGATGCCAATGTTTATGGCATAGATGCCCGAGATATTTGGGTGTTTAACGGCTCAGAATTTTCCTCTTTGGGCAATCAAAAGGTTAAAGATTACTTTTTTGCTAACTTGAATCCAACCTATGCGGGTCGGATGTTCATGGTTAACAATACCCAAAAGTATCAAATTGAGATTTATTACCCTGATCTGAACTCCACAGGATGGTGCAACAAGATGCTATCTTGGAGATATGACCTACAGGTATGGAATGCTCCAAAAGACATTCAAAACGCTTGTATGGGCACTGAAGGACCTAGATGGATAGACTCATCACCCGACTACTTTAATTTGTCCTCTAGAGCCGTTGTATACGCCCGTGGAGGCGTTTCTAGCTCTAGGTTGATAGAGACATCTATTGGCAACTCATTTGTGGGTTCTGCCATTGATTCTCAATTTGAGCGTACTAACATTGCTTTGCAAACTGCCAATGGTCCTGTTCCTTATTCTTCAAAAGTCTATATTCACCGAGTTTTGCCTGAAATAGCGGGTTCTGGTGCAATTAACATTACTGTTGGCGGTGCTAACTCTACGGCTCAAACTGCTGTTTATGGTGAGACAGGTATAACCACAATTGATACTGATACACCTTGGGTTCCTACTCAACAAAACACTTTCCGTACTGTCGCTTTGAAATTTGGCTCAAATGATGCCACTGACACATGGAAAATGAGCGCATTGAATATGCAAGCAACTGTGACTGAGGATGCTTTCTAATGCCATTCGCACTAACTAATGACCCATCCCAATCGGAAATTTCCGAGGCTATAAATTATCTATTGGCCAACTTTGGCCCCAACTTGTCTGCTGATCCTAATAATGGTCAGATCAGTGGTCCATCGGGTGTGGTCATTGCGTATTTGTATCAATACATTGCCGTCAAATATGCCGATAGTTTTGATGGTACTTTGAACTTTAGTAACAGTCCAACAGGTCGTTTGTACTATGGATTGAGAAATACAAACAGTTCTGTAGAATCAACTAACCCCGCTGATTACATTTGGTTTTTAGCAGCAGGTGGATTTGGATCTACCAAGTTTTTGTTTTATCAAACAAATGGCGGTCGGCAAATTAACTTCTTTGTTGGCACAACTGCTCCTAACTCGACTTATTTACAAGAATCAGGCTCTTCAATTGATCTAGATGTAGTGACTACCACTACGGCATATAACACTGCCGCACCATCTATTTACATTTGGACAGCTACTTCTACCCCGCCCACACGCCCTAGCACTACATCAACCTATACATGGGCTACAGGAGCTTATACGGCTCCTAGTGGATGGGCAACTACACCGCCAACAAACACAACGGCTGGCAGTGTTTTGTGGGCTATTACGATACCTTTAATCGTCAATGCCAATACAGTAACTTCTACTTTGGATTGGACTAATACTTTTTATCCAATTTATGCGTTTTCATCTAATGGTTCAGCAGGAACAACGGGCGGGAATGGTATTAGTGCGTTAACTGCTTATAGGGTACAAAGCCAAACTTCTGCACCTCCTGCAACGCCATCAAATACATCGGGTGCTACTGCTCCTAGTGGATGGTCATTAACTGCGCCTACTGTATCTGTTGGTGATGTTCTTTGGTATAGCTTTGGTAGATATAACTCTAGTGCAGCCACATTAGATGGCGTTCCTTCAAATCAAACTGCATGGGGCACTCCTACTGCCGCTTCTATATTCCAAGACATTCGTTCTGACAACTGGAATGGTTCAACACCGCCTACTTACGGAACTCCATCTAGTTATGGAACTGTAGGTTATTACATCAGCCAATCTACTGGAAACTGTTATTTCAATAATGGTATTTTTAGAGGTGACATTACTGGTGCTTCAGGTACTTTTACGGGTACTGTTCAATCAGGATCTACTGGTAACCGAGTGATTTTGAATGAGTCTTCATCTTCATATTTGAAGGTTTATGACTCTAGTGGAAATAGTATTTATAGCCTTATTGGTGTATCAGGCTTGTATGCCAATTCATCGATGACAGGCGCATCTTCTATTGCCGCATTCACTGCCACAAATGCTGCCGGATATACAGGAACGGCAATTACTGGTAATAATTTAGGTGCTGGTCATGGCGTATATGGCATAGCTAATGATACTGGCACAACAAAAAATGGTGTTCTAGGTATTAGTGCAGGTACAGGTTCGCAAGCAGCTTCTGTATATGGAAGTAGTCCTGGCGGCGCAAATTTTGGACTTTATTGCTTTGGTCAATTTGGAATAAGTAGCAGTACTCTTGTAACCAATTTAAATGCTCAATATTTAAATGGTAATTTGGCCAGTGCATTTGTAACTAGTACTGCTGGTGATGCTTATTCTGCCAACAGGTTAAATGGTTCTGCGGGTACAAACGTATTAAGATTTGTACAGGGAACTGTTACAGGTTCATCTGTGGCCACTTTTAATGCTGCCGCAAAGCCTGGCAGTGCTTCAACCAATGTGTGGATGGAAATTACCATTGATGGCACAACCCTTTACATTCCAGTTTGGACATAATCATGCCAAGACAAATAGATATTCCCGCAGAAACTGTTTATGAAGATATCCGTACTATTGAAGAAGTGCCAAGCATTTCTGTCAATGTAATGGTGGGTAAAACTGACTCAACAGGTGAATTTATTGTTCCTCAACAGTACAACTTGTACATGATTGATGGTGCAAATTACACTGAATTAAATGGACCACCCACTTCATGGGCTCCTGATAAACCAACAGGTACTTACCGAAATCAAGACTTGTGGCACTTTATTGATATATTGAGGAGTGAATAATGGGTGGTTTTTCAGCACAATTGCAGTCTCCTCAATCTTCTGCCCCTGCGGGTAAAGGTGCGGGTATGTCTGCCATGCAAATGGGTCAAAACCCTATTCAAACTCCTGTTTTGCAGAAAATGGAAAAGAGTATGGATTCTCAGCCTAATGATGGAGCAATAGATCCTACTCAGAACTTTATGCCGAACACTGGAATGATGGGTGGCCAAGTAACTATGCCAGGCCAAGGCGGTCAACCTCAATTAGGTATGCCTAATGCCTATTCAAATACAGTCAGTCCGTGGGATAATTCAATTAATCAGCCAAAACAAGGTTCTGGCAAAGGCAAAGGAGCTTAATCATGGGCGGTGGAAAAGGATCAAGTAGTTCATCTGTACAGATGACTCCCGAGCAACAAAGGTTGCTCACGCTTCAAACTGATGCATTACAAAATACATTTTTACCTGCTTACCAAAGTACAGTAACGGGTGCTAAAGATGTTTATGGGCAAGTTAACCCATATGCCACTCAAGCGGCTAAAAATACTTATGAAAATGCCGCAGGGGTAAGTAACGCTCAACAGACTGTTGGTGGTGAATTAGTTCAAGGTGGTCGCCAACTAGGTTTTGCAGGTGGTGGCGGTACTAAAAACATAGCTGATTTAATGTCTACAGGTGGTCAGAATTTGGCTACTGCGGGTACTACAGGTTTGATGAGTTTGTTTTCTCCTGATTACAAAACAGAACAAATTCAGGCTTCTTTGCAACCTGCCCGTGAAGCTATTCGTGAACAACAAGCTGGCCAAAACGCCATGTATGGAGCCGCAGGTGGTTTGGGTTCTTCTCGTATGGCTTTGGCTGACAAGAACTTAGGTCAATTAGGCCAACAACGTCTGCAATCTGCTGCCGCTCAAACTTCTGCCGCAGTAGAAGGTCAACGTCAACAAGCCGCTAATACATTACTTGGAACTGGCGCACAAGCTTTGTCTGGCGCAGGTGGTTTGTATGGCAATTTGTTAACCGCAGGTCTTGGAGCGGGTGCAACTGGCGCAAATATATTGGGTCAATCTGTTGATACAAGTGGTAAAGCAATTACTGCCGCTGCTTCTCCAATGGATTTGTATTCCAAATATGCTTCTGTTGTTTACGGAACACCTCAAGCTTCTACAACTGCTAATTTTGCTGGTACACAAGGTCAAAAGACTTCCAGCAAAGGGTTTGGATTTTAAGGAAATATCATGGCAGCAGATGCACCTTTTGGTTTAAGTTTTGGAGATCCACGCAAATACATGGGTCAGAGCCCTTTAGCTGAAATTGGCAAAGCCGCAAAAACAGGTTTAGTTTTGTATGGCTTGCAACAAACTGGAGCTATTGATGCTTTAGATAAGCTTGGTGTAAAACCTAATCAAGCAGGTACTTTCTCTTTTAACAATCCTGTTGCGCCTACTGGAACCGCTCCACCCACAGGTGTTGCAGTGCAACCCGTAGTGCCTAATGCTAATGCTTTTACTCCTGCCGTAGCTACCCCTGTTTATGATAGTGCGCCAATGTCAACAACACCTCCTGCAAATATTGGTGTAGATGTTCTTGATGGTAAATATCATGGCAATGAACAATCATTTGTAAATCCACAAGCACAAAGAGATTTCAATCCTTTTGTGCCACAAGTTGGCTATAACCCAATACAAGCTACTGGTAATGAATATCAACAAATGCCAGGTTATGGCAAATTAGGTAAAGCCATCCAAGGTATGGTTGGTGGAATGTTTGGATAAGGAACAATCATGGCAGAAACTATTGAACAACAAGCTCCTTCAGTTACGATCTATCCAAGTGCTTTGCAAGATGCTGCCGCTATTAAAGATTCGGCTAATAATGCTTTGGCAACTCGTGATACTAAAGGTTTGATCAATGCTGCCCAACAAATGGGTGTTGATACACCTGAAGGCAATGCTACGCTTAAAACTGCTCAAGAGATGCAACAAAGATCTAATGAGTTTAAAAGCATAGTTGCACCAATTAATGAAGCAAAAACTGATGGTGAGCGAAATCTTGCTGCCGCCAAAGCTTTGCGTAATGTTAGCCAAGAACCTTTGTATGGTCAGGCACTTATTGCTTTTATGATGGGTCAAAAAGATACTGCTTTTAATTTGGCCACTGGTGGTGCATTAAAGACCACTACTGAATATGCCAAAGACAATGGCAATATCATTCAAGTAACTGTTAATGCTCTCGGTCAACCACAAGGGTATTTTGATGTTGAACAAAAACGTGTCCTTACTCCTGAAGAATATTCAAAGCGGGGTGGCAGTGTTTCTGACATTGACAAAACTTTTGCTATTAAAAGTGCAGAAGAAAATCGTTCACGTTACAACTCTTCTTTTCAAAACGAAAGAATAGCTGTTAACAAATGGACTGAGGCTTATGCGGGTCTTGCGCCAAAACTTGAGTTTTTAGATAAGTTTTATAGAAGCGCAAAAACTGATCTTGCCCCTGATGAATATGCAAAATTAGTTGGCTCAATTGCTAACAGTGTTGGTCAATCAAGCACTAAATCAAATGCGTCTACTTACTTTAATCAGATCAATGACAACAAAAGCAAAGGTCAAAGTCAAAAAGTTGATGCTGGTCTAGCCGCTAAGTTGGGTATTCCTAAAGAATTAATTGGTACTGAATTTAGCATTGATGGAAACTATCTTGTTTCTAAATCCAACAATCAAAAATATGATTATGGTGCTTTAAAGCAACAAACTGATTCTGCTAGTTTGGCTTCTGAAGCAACTCAAAATAGTCAATCAACATTAGATAGTATTGTTACTTCTAAAAAGTTTCAAGATTCTATTGCTGGTAAATCACCACAAGAAAAAGCTAAATTGATTCAGCAAATGAAAACGGCTATTCAATTTGGTAATGAGGTAGGTTCTGAATTAAATAAAGCAGTAGACCAGTACGGCAAGCCAACTTTTATTTCTTTGCCAACTGCCGCATCATTTACCGATACGCAAGCACAAGCAATGACTCAACTTGCTCAACATAAGCAAAACGCAGAACAAATTGCGGCTTATAGAGATCACTTTGACAAAAATGCCAAGCATTACGATGAGACAAAGACTTTGCCAGTGCCTGGTGCTATTGGTGCGGCTTACACTTCAAAACCAATTTTTAACGAAATCCGTGATCGTTGGTCTAATGAAATAAATACCATTATGGGTAGTGAATACGTTGCTCGTGGTGCAAAACAACAACCTACTGCTAAACCTGAAGCAAGATCTTCTGCTCCTGTAGCACCACCACAAACCAACAAGAAACCTACTTTGTCAGAACTTAGAAGACAGGCTGGAGGCTAATCATGGCAAAATTTAATGAAGAAAAGTTTCGGTCTTCTGCAAAAGCGGCTGGTTATTCTGATGAAGAAATTGATGCAGAATTAAAAAACACACCCGCCCCTGTTGGTGCTGCCGTGCCTAACATTGTGCCTATTGCTGATGGTAGAGAAACCACTGCCACTTTTGAAAAAGAAGCACAAGCAAAAGGCGCAGAACTTATGCAATCTGCAAAGCAAGAACAACAAGCAACTTTGGCGGCTCCTCCTTTTGATTGGATGAGTGTTGCCAATTCACCCGTTGGATATGTAACAGGCGGTGCAGCTCTTGGGGCTCTTGCTACTGGTGTTGGATATGCTTTTGGTAAAGCTAAATCAGGTCTTAGTGGAATTAACCAACGCAAAATTGGCCAACCCATAGACAGAACAATTGATATCCCTATGGATACAGTTGAAAAAAGAAACATGAGCCCCTTTGCTCAACAGTTTGAAACAACATATGGTGTTCCTTTATCCAAAGCCGAGGCAATCACGGGTGGCCCAATCACCAATCCAAAAGATGCCGCAATTATTGGTGGAGCATTAAAAAATCAAGCTGGTATTTCGGTAAACAATCCTTACCAAACAAGCCCATATACACAACCAACTACTGGTCCTTTCTTTAATCCTGCTCCTCCTGCCGCACCGCAAGCTCCTGTTGCACCAACTGATCCACTTGCGCCTAGACCTAATCCATACATGACACCTAGTGTTCAAACAGGTGTGCAAACTGGTAATGCTACTCAGGCAGTTCAGGCAGTTGTTGCTCAAGAACTTGATAAAGCCACGGGTGTAGCTCCTACTGAGCCTGTAACACCCAAAGCACCCAAAAAAGAACCTGCTGTAGCAACATTTAAAACATTGGCAGATGTTCCTAAAGGATATGAATTCCGTTCTGATGTTGGTAATCTTGATAGATCCATGTACAACATTCTTGGCCCAGAACACCGCCAATATGCTAAAGAACTTTTAACTGGTGGGCAGATGTTTGGTAATTCTCCAAATGTTAATGCTGATGTTTCTAGGTTAAGTACACAATATTTCCAAAAGCTTCAATCTGAAATTCCTGAAACAATCTTAAGTAGAGATGAGCGCAGAGCGCAAGGCATCCCATCTAAGTTTGGTAACTATGGCCTCCAAGGTTTTGGTAAAGCCGCCAAAGTTGGTGGTGTTGCAGGAACATTGTTTGCCGTAGCAGATATTGCTAATGCGGCTCAACAAGGTAAGTATGGTCAAGCTGCCGTTCAAGGTGTTGATGTAGCTACAGATTACATTCCTATGGTTGCCCAACTAAAACAAGGTTTGTCGCCAAGGTCTGTTGGTGAAGGTTCTACTCTTTCTGCAGAACAAGTTCAACAACGACAAAATGCATATTTGCTTGGCAGTCCTTATGCCCAAACAGAGCAAGCCAAATTGGCTCGTCTGAGAGAAAAAGCTGGTGCTGGTCGTGGCATAGCTCCCCCATCTGCTTACATGAGGTAAATATGGCTGAAGTTACTCACGAACAAATCTACGAGCGACTTGTTGAAGTTGAAGCCAAGGTAGATAGCATAGACAAGAACACAAAAGGTCTTGTAGAGGCTATAAACGCCCTTGATGGAGCTTTTAAAGTACTTGGATGGATTGCTTCTGTTGCCAAGCCTATTCTTTGGGTAAGTGGTTTAATCATGGCCGCTGGTGCGGTGTGGCAGACTTGGATTAAAAAATGATTGATTGGGCTGAAGCAATTATTGCCGCAGCCTGTATCACTTGTTTTGTAGTGTTCTGTAGCTACATCATTTTATGGGCGTTTCCGTGAGATGGCTAATAGCACTGGCATTAATTCTTTCACTTCACTCTACAGGAAAAGACTTATGTAGCGTAAGAGAGTTTTACTCAATTGCGTGGGGTATCCATGACCCTACTGAGCGACATAGATTAATGGTTGAGTGGCTTACAAAACATCAGTACTTATGCAAAAGTACCGACTATAGAGTAATCTGGAACAACATGGCCGAATGGGGTGGAAACTCTGACTCACATCATTTAAGAGCTTTGGTGATTCATGGATACAAAGAAGCACTTGAGAGGGAAAAGAAATGATCGATACAATCAAATTATTCCCAACTGTTCAACCTTCTGGTTATCCTGACAAACACGATCTTGCTCAAGTAAAGCTAGAGAAACAACATGAAATGAACAAGGCAAATGAATTAGCCAAGCAAAAACAAGTGCAGTTACAAGACTTAGAATTTGAGATTTACACAAAAAAAGTAGTTCAAGAACAACTCCGCATGGAAATATTCACTAACCGAAAACTTGACCTGTACGCATAAGGATGAACATGGAAGATTTAAAGGGAAGACTTACATTTGCAGTAACTTTGATGGTTAGTGCAACATTGTGTATTTGTATCATTTCAATGGTTGTTGCTTTTTTGCTAGGACTATGGGCAAAAGAAGTCGAAAACTCAGAAATTTTTGCCATGCTTCACCCTGCTTTTCAAACAATCATTGGTGGTTTTATTGGGTTACTAGCAGGTGTACGCTTATCCCATGATGATGATAATTGCTCTAAATGTAAGGATGACTGATGCTTGATATTCTTTCTGGTGGTTTACTAGGTTCAATCTTTGGTGGCATCTTTAGGATGGCTCCTGAAATCCTTAAGTGGCTTGATAAAAAGGATGAAAGGCAACACGAGCTTGCACTTTTTTCTCGCCAATGCGAATTAGAGCAAATGCGTGGCCAAATGAAACTTGCAGAAATTGGCGCACAAAGAGAAGCAGCAATTGATGTGGGTGTCATGGATGCCTTCAACAACGCCATTACACAACAAGCAGAGATGGTTAAAGCGGCTGGTGGTTGGGTGGCATCCTTATCCGCATCTGTACGTCCTGTAATGACTTATTATTTGTTGGCAATGTATGGAGCCGCAAAAACAGCGGCAATGATATTAGCTTATTACCACGGACAAGCACTAACTGAAGTATTGGCTAAATCTTGGAATGTAGATGACATGGCTCTATTGACAGGAGTCATTAATTATTGGATGATCGACCGCACATTATCTAAACGAGGACTGTGATGGGAAAAGCATTTAATTATGTTCGTGGAACTACGGAGGAGCGTTTTTGGTCAAAGGTTGACAAACGCAATCCAGAAGATTGTTGGGAATGGCAAGCATCATTAGACACACGAGGTTATGGTAACTTTGGAGTGCCCAAAAATGATGGCACTGGGCGTTACCTCATGCAACGAGCTCACCGCATGGCTTGGGAGTTTACAAACGGAAAGTTGGAAAGCTCGATACAGCACCTATGCCATACCTGTGATAACCGAAAGTGTGTAAACCCCGCCCATTTGTTTATTGGCAATGCCAAGGTAAACATGGCTGACTGCATTAGCAAAGGTCGTTTAAATGACCGCAGTGGAGAAAACAATCCACGAGCCAAGTTGACCGCTAATGATGTGATTGATATTAGGGCTTCTGCTTTGCCCTTGTCGCAATTAGCAAAATACTATGGTGTGGCTAAATCTGTGGTTGGTTATGCTAAACGTGGCATTACTTGGCGTGGTCTATGAACTTAGAGATAGCCGCTTCACTATGTAAGCAATTCGAGGGATTTCGCTCTAGGCCGTACCTATGTCCAGCCGGAGTGCCCACAATAGGCTATGGGTCAACGTATTACGCAAATGGGGTAAAAGTCACATTAAATGACCCATTAATAAGTTTGGAAGAAGCAAACAATCTTTTAATGCACGAATTGGAACATAACTATTTACAAGGTGTTCTGAGAAACTGCCCAATACTTATGACAGATGAACGCAAGTGCAATGCCATTGTTGATTTTGTTTATAACTTGGGTATTGGTAGACTTCAAACATCCACTCTCAAGCGAAAAATCAATATTTCTGATTGGGAAGGTGCTAAAGAACAATTGATGCTTTGGACCAAAGGTGGGGGCAAAGTACTGCCTGGTTTACTCAAGCGCAGACAAGCTGAGTGCTCTTTGTTAAACTAAACTGTAATAAATATCCTATAAGGTGTTGTAATGCCTAACATTCCTACGCCAGAACAAACACAAATCTTTGCACAAAGTGTCAAAAAATGGCAGCAAGTGTTAAGTCTTGGTGATTGGAGAATTGAGAAGGGAATCAAGCCAGCTAAACAGGCTATGGCCTCTGTGGAGTTTAATACTCAGGCTAGATTGGCTACTTACAGACTAGGTGACTTTGGTGCTGAGAAGATCACACCAGAGTCTTTGGATCAGACGGCCCTGCATGAATTGCTTCATGTCTTTTTGCATGACTTAATGACTGTGGCGCAAGACCCCAAATCTTCTCAAGATGAGGTGGAGATGCAAGAGCATAGAGTCATCAATCTGCTAGAAAAGTTACTTTCAAGGGATTCCAATGGGTTCACATAACGAAACGTGTACGGATATGGAGTTCATCCAACTTTGGGAAAAACTACAATCTGCAACTGAAATAGCTAAACACCTTGGAATCCCCAATAGAGCAGTTCATTTGCGCAGAAGGTGGATTGAAGAAAATCATAAGATTACCCTCATAGCAAAAGACCATCGTGGTGCTAACTATGCCGTTAACAGACCAAAATCCTTCTCTCCTTTAAGACAAGTAAAACTCGGCATACTGGATGGGACTGTCATAGTGTTCTCAGATGCCCACTTCATCCCAAGTCAGCGTACAACGGCTTTTAAAGGGCTTCTATGGGCTATAGAACAGTTCAAACCCAAAGCAGTGATATGTAACGGGGATGCGTTTGATGGAGCCTCTATATCACGCCATGATATAACTGACCAACCCCAAACTTCTGTCATCCAAGAGCTAAAAGCTTGTCAGGGTGCATTGGGTGAAATTGAGGAAGTTGCCAAAGCGGCCAGACACAATGTAAAGCTCCTGTTTACATGGGGGAATCACGACATTCGGTTTGGTAATCGTTTAGCGCAACACGCACCACAATTTAAAGAAGTTCAAGGCTTTAAGTTGACAGACCATATCCCAGATTGGGACTTCTGTTGGGCAGTATGGCCTACCGAGCAAGTCATTATCAAGCACCGATATAAGGGTGGAATCCATGCAACACACAATAATACAGTTAATGCTGGTGTGTCTGTTGTTACTGGCCATTTACACTCTTTAAAAGTGACACCATTTTCTGACTACAACGGATGTAGATACGGGGTAGACACAGGAACATTGGCTGAAACTGACGGACCTCAATTTACTTATGCTGAGATAAATCCAAATAATCACAGGTCTGGTTTTGCGGTGCTTAACTTTTTTAATGGCCAACTTTTATGGCCGGAATTAGTCCATAAGTTTGATGAAGACCAGATTCAGTTCCGTGGAGAAGTCATTGATGTAGGTGCATTTTGAGTGCATGGCTAATCATTTTGACGGGGGGCATCTATGCCTACATTGCTGGTGAGCAGCTAATGAAAGATAACCCACACATGGCCATTGTCTATGCGGGTTATGCGTTTAGCAACGTGGGGCTTTACCTATTAGCAAAGTAGCTTATAGGCTACAACGGCTCTTGAGCGTTTAAAGCAAAGGTCGGCACTTCTTCTTCAACGTCATCCTCAGAGTTGTCAACTGCTTCATAGTCAACCGCCCAGCCATGTTCTTGTTGGAACTCAATAAATTCCTGAATGATCTGTATTTTTTCAAAATCATATGAGTTGATGGTAAGGGTTTCATCGGAAGCCCAATCTAATTCAATTGTTAATTTGTACATAATTTTTTCCTGTTAACGCAACAAATTGTTGCAATGAAATACTAGGTTAAGTTTATGTCAGTCAAATGTCCTTTTTAAAGACTCCGTTAGGCAACAGTGTGCCTTTGCGATTCTTGATTTGATCGTATGCAACTTCCATACAGTCTACCAAATTAATGTCTTGAAGAGCGCAATAATTGACAAGACAGACCATGACATCGCCAATAGCGTCCACAATAGCTTCCTGGTCATTTTTAATGGTCGCATCTGCTAATTCCCCCATTTCAGATACAGCTTTGAGTAATTGAGACTCTGGATTACTGTTTTGAATAATTTTGCGAGCTTCTGCCCATTGGATTATTTTTATTTCTATATCAGCATAAGACATTATTCTTCCTCCAAAAATGGATCACCAAAGTTGGACATTATTCCAGTTTTGGTATTAAATAAGTTATCACCAACCTTAGTGATAAGTTCACCATGAGGGGAAATGTAGTTTTCACCTGCTTTGACAAACACCCCACCATCTTGGTTGATTAACATATTATCAGTTTTTGTGTAAACCCGTCCTGAAAACAGATCAATGATTGATCTCATACTATTCTCCAAACAGTCATGTTGCGGCCATTAGGACCCATTACACGCAGTCCTGAGTCTTCGATAAACCCTTTCTCAACCAAAGTAGAGCGTCTAGCCCTGTAGGTCGATTTATGGGTTTTAAAGTGCTCATTCATTTCATCATCGGTAAACCCGTTCTTTCCTTTGGAGTGGGCATATGAGTAAACAAGTCCCTCAATGTAGGGGAGGTCTTTGCTTATGCTTTCGGCAGCTTCAATTGAAGTGTCTTTAGCATTTCTACGAAACAGTTTAAAAAAATCCATGATTACTTTCTCCTAAAAGGGTGGGGTACTGGCGTTCGTCCGGCATTTCTGCCCGTTTTCCCCCGTTATATGGTCGGGAATTACCTAAGTATTCTGCTATTGGACATATCCGCTACCAAATCTAGATTTGTACGGGGAACTATAGCGAGTCATTAGGTCTATGCTTTCCAACTTGTTTATCCCGATACTGTTACAGCTTCCAAGTTTGGTTAGGGTGCTACCCTAACATCAAAAAGGCGCGTCATCCATGTCATCAAAACCACTGCCTTTACGGGTAGGGGCAGAACTTTGACGAGCGGGCTTCTCACCATCAAATGGTTCTTTGGCATTAAACCAACCATCCCAATAATTTCCACAGGGGGTGGCATCCATTTTGAATGAAATGTTGCCTTCATCATTGATAAACACCGAGCCGCACTTGGCGTATCGTTTCTTCATGTCACCAGTCTTTGGGTCTTTGTATTCACCCACTGTGGCGATTGCATCTAAGCGTTTCATGTACTTTCCTTCATTTTTTCTTTGTAAGCCTTAATGGCCGACCTTACCTTACTATCAGGTTTGAGCGTATCCCAAACCCTAATGCGAACTTCGTTATCTGTAATAGATTCCCATTCGCCATACATACCTGGTTCATCACCGGCATCGTATCTCTCTTTGATTGCTGCCACAACCGCATCCACAAGGCTTGTATCAAGCTCTGGCAGGTCTTCACCCGCATAGATATACAAACCTAATCCATGGAGGCTTAAAGCCTTTGTCATGCATCGCATGATGGCAGTGTTAACCGCAAAGGCATCTGGGTGTTGGATGGCTTTGTTGCGGTGGTCCATGACAGGCAGTTGGCAGGTCATAGGTTTGCCAAACAATGTAACTGTCACCCACACCATGTATGTGCCGTTGATATCGGTATAGCATTTGTCACCAAACATCTGCACTTGGAAGTGAGCATTAGGATCGGCCTTGAGAGCCTCTGCCCATGCCCAAGCCCATGACAGGTATGTCAGGTTGCCTTTTTTCTCTGTATGTTCGTTTACGTTCAGTTTGAGCAAGTCATTTACTGTCATGTTATACCTTGTGATTTTTAAATGCGTTATCGTATTCTTCTTTGATGATTTCTAATTGAGTGTTGTCATCAAGGTCTTTGAAATCTACCCAATCCATCTCACCGCAACAGACAAACTTTTGTCCTTTAGGTTGAACGCAATATGGGCAGTACTTTGTATAGGCGTACTCTTCCTTGTATTCGATGATGTAGTTGTTCACGATATCACCCTGCCTATCAAATAGGTTTTGGAGTTTCAAGTTTTTCTACTTTCTTAGCCAACAACCAGTTGTCGCCAAGATAGCGCACAGAGCGAATCCATTGACGTTGGTAGCTACGAATTGTTTGGGGGGGCGCATCATAAGTCATAAACAATTGACGGACGTGCTTGAGTGTTTCTGTTTTCATTACTTTCTCCTTAAGATAAAATTTTAATTTCTGCATCATCAGCGTCTGCATAGACTGTGATTGTGAAGTTACCATCTTTTGTTTTGATGATAATTTCTCTAAATATTGATGTGCTGGTCATGCTAATTGCACCAAGTTCAATATCAATTACTTTTTTAATGTCCATATCTACCATTTTACTTTCTCCTTAGTGAAGTGAATCGTATGCTTTGTCAAAGAGGACATCACCATTCTGGTCGGCTAGTTTGACTAGTTCCTCATCAGTGAGTGGTGTGCCATCTTCGTAGCAAGCGTAACTGAAGTACGCATCCGAGAAATCAGGATAATCTTTACTATCGACACCATCTACTTCGATGTCTACTACGTTTCTGCCGTTTAGTGTTGCCATTACTTTCTCCTTAAGAGCCTCTAATGTGCCACGCCTTTTAAATTATTTGTATTAGGATAAACCCTAATAGACAAGCAAAAAAACAACACTACTATTCTGCTTATGAACATCATTGAACTACTTGAAGAAGAATCCGCTGAAGCTCTATTGGCTTATGCCTATAACTTAGTGATAACTTACAACCAACATCCTGGCGACCGAGATGCCGCCATTGTTGGTTTAATAGCCAGAGCCTTAGAACTCCACATTAAAAAACCCATCAACATTTCAGGATTGTATAAATGACTCAAGCCGCATTAATCAAAGCTTTGCAAAATGGACCATTGACTTCTAAAGAGGCAGAAGATTTGACGGGTATGTCCAGATCTACTGTCCTGTCTACTGCTAAAAAAATGCGCTACAAGGGTGATTTAAGCACTGAGCAGGTCAGGATTGGCCGTTTTACAGTGGCTAGGTATACACTGGCAGAACACTTGATTGAAAACAAGAAAAGTAGTGTCCATGCTGACAAACTAAATCCCTTTGATATCAGGAATGCACAAGGTATATTTACACCTACAGAGTACAGAATAATGAACGCTCAAGCACGGAATTTCTACAAGGGCAATCCTACCTTTACCACTTACTCAAAGGCGGTTTCCAGTGAAAACAACCGACAAATTTGACGCTGCCGTACAGTGTGCGGGTAAGCATCCCTTTCCGACATTTACGATAGCTGAGTCCACAATCAGTAAAAAAAGAGATAATTCTTTTCAGATTTACAAATGTGGACATTGTCATTTTTTCCATATTGGCCATTCAACGACCAACTATAGAAACTTGAAACGCAGTCAAAAATAGGTTATATTGTTTTGAAACACGGCTAGGTTTGGCTTGATCACCAGACCGAAAAGAGTTCCTCCCTCTCCTGCCGCAGTTTCTTTTAGGGGGCAGTAAAAGGCGAGTGTCATGCACTATTACCAGTTTCACATTGGTGACTATATGAGTCACACGAGGCATCTTTCTCTTTACGAGGATTTGGCTTACAGGCGGTTATTGGATTTCTATTTTCTACATGAGCAACCTATCAAACATAGGGATGTTGCCCGTCAGATCGGCATGAGAGAGCATGAAGAGGATGTTTTGACAGTCCTTAATGAATTCTTTTTATCAACCCCAGAAGGCTTTGTTAACCCAAGGGCTGATAAGGAAATTAACCAATACAAAGAGTTTTCTGAAGCAGGAAAACGTGGGGCTGCTAAGAGGTGGTCAAAGCCCCCTGATGGGGAGGCTATTAGCCCCCCTAATGCTACCCCAATAGCAACCAATAACCATAAACCAATAACCAATAACCATAAACCAATAGATAAAGAAAACAAGCGAGGCTCACGCCTCTCTCAAGATTTTTGTTTACCAAATGAATGGAATTCTTGGGCAAGAAATGAAAGACCTGAATTAAATGTCTTGCAAACTTTTGACAAATTTAAGGATTACTGGATTTCTTCACCTAAAGGGACAAAGCTTGATTGGTTTGCTACTTGGCGTAATTGGGTGAGAAGCACCAATGCGCCAAAAGTTAATCCTGCCGACATTGTGAGGGTCACAGTTCCATCAAAGAATGAGCCAGACCCTGCATTGGAAAAAATTAAAGCCGATGACAAAAAAGCAGTTCCTCCATCTTTAGAAGTTTTAGCAAAAATGGCTCAATTAAGGAGTAAATAAT